CTTTACAATTAGGAAGTCTCCTTGCTTTTGTCTTTGAATCTCGCAATATGCAGGGTATCTGTATTCGATGCCGTTTAGTATTACCAATTCCTTTGTGATTGTGTCAACGTAAATTTTCATTTTTTTTATATTTATTTATTAGTGTACTATTTTCATTAAATCTCCTGTTCTATAGACATCTCCTATAGATAAACCTCCTGCTATTGCATCAGCATTGTCTGTGTACTCTCCATTGCTCACAAATGATTGTGTGCTTCCATCAGCCATCAAATACTCTGTAGGTAATCCTCCTGTTTTAAAGAATTGTGATGACCTCACACCTCCTCCGACTTCTAACTCATCCGCTATATATACATCTCCGTCAACTTCGAAGTGTCCGTCAATGGTCACATCTCTTGAGTACTTAATACCACCTACGACATCTACCCATTGCCCTGTATTAGTGCCTATAAAAAGAGATACTACCTCTTGATTGTCTTTTACAATTACTTTTACACTATCCGCCATAACTATATTGATATTACTTTAACACTTCCTTTTAAGTATGTGTGAATCTCTCCGCTTGTAAAGGTTATTGTAACTGAATAGTAATACGTTCCTACTTCCCAAGCCAAAGGAGTGAATGAATCTATTCTCACAAGTCCATTAAGGGCATCTGTGATAGTTATTCCTGAGCCTATTGATGGGGTGTATCTAGGAATTCCGGTTAAACAACCATAATTGAAGGTAGCTTCAATAGTTGCTCCTGTCAAGTCTATTGGAAGCCCTGTTCCGTGCAAAAACTCAATATCAATACTCTCAAAAGTATCTCCTTTGACTCTGTCCTTTAGTTTATATGTCATTATTGATGCCATTATTATATCTTTTTTATGTTTTTATTACTAGCAATCAGCTCCAAGACCTCTCAAAATAGTGAATTTACTCTCTAAGTCATTTATGAAATAGGCCTGATTATCTTCTTTACCTGAAAGAGTGATTGAATATCCATTCATATCAGAGACATTTGCTCCTGATTTGTCATTTACTATGCCTTCAAGACCATTCCAAATGCCTAAAAAACGACCATTTCCCTGCCTATCTAGGACAATACAATGATGATTTTTCCTTGTTAGCTTCCATAACTCCTGAGTATCTTGAGTTCCTTGTATATCAAAGCTCAAAGATTGCTCGTAAACCTCTCCTCCTGCCTCTCTGCTCTGCGTTTCTGTGAAATCCGCAGTCCAAATATCATACTCATACAGGGTTGCTGTTGGCATTGAAGTAATTACCTGCCCATTTAGTATGATTTGAGAGCGTGAATAGTCAACATATTCCATCAAATAGACCTTTTTTAAGCCTCCTTGTCGATTATTATTCCTCTTTGCTATACCTTTTGTAAGTGGATATACGCTCATATCTTATCTATTGTGGTAGTTATACTCATTTGCCCAATTATCATCCTCATTTCTCATCTCAATCACTCTATTTGAAGGCTGATTGAAGTACCATCCGCTTCTATTCTTAATAGATTTGGAAGCATTGACCTCATCTTGATATGTTTTGTACTGAGGAATGTCGTGTTTACATATCCACTTCATAAACCTACGGATATAAGAATCAGCGATACCTGAATAAGTGTCCGCTAGTCTCATAATCTCCTCATCGCTCATATTCTCTGCATTATCTGCCGTATGCTTGAATGCTCCTCCGTTAGTAATCATATAAGCACTTATTTTAATATACTCAGCAAGTGCTTGATTCTTTGTGATAGGCTTTATGTACTTATTGTACATCTCAAGGTAGTCTCCTGCCAATGTATTAGCCTCTGCGTGCTCTAGTATGTAATCATACAGCTCAGTTCCAAGAAGCTCTTGAATTGATATGATTTGAGTGTTAGCTATTGAGAAGAGAAACTTGTCTTTATCAACGTTACCACCTAAAATGGTGGTACTCTTTAACTCTTGTGGTGTGATGAATAAATACTCCATAATTATCTTAGGCTTCCTTTATTAGGTTTATCAATTTCTGCGATTGCCACGTCTTTTGGATTCTTTACAGGCTTGTAACCCTGTCTTTTTGCCTCATTTACGTTCACAGAGTCCGTCTGTTGCATTGCACCACCTTTTTTAGGTGTTCCGTCTGCATTTAATCTCTTTTTGAATACTCTTCTCTCCCATCTGTGGTAACAATTAACTCCTCCGGCATATAAAAATATATCGTACTTCCCACCTTCGTGAGCAAATTGACCATTTACACCCTGAGAACTCATCAATTCAATGTCTTCCTTGCGAAATACCTTGCCACTATCTGAAAGAGCTTCCATCTTATTGCAAAATGCTCTTGATTGCCCTTTTGGAGTTTTGCTAGTGCCTTTTGTGTAGGCATAGCGAGTCTTCCATAACTTTGTGTCCTGCTCACTTGTTTGGTTAGCCGACATCTGAAGCTCATACTCCTCTTCAGAGCCTAGCTCATAGCCTTCAGGTGGGTCTTGAGCATACATTTCAAGGATTGCATCCATATCATCGCTTAATTGCACCTTGCAACCACATTTAGAGCTCATTTCAACGCTGTCAGAGTCGCTCTCCTTCACTATCTCTTCAATCTCTTCCTCTTGTGTCAATGGCTTGAAGTAAAGGTCTAAATTGATGCCGTAATGCACTAATACCTCCTCCAATGCTTCCAACATAAAGTCTTGTTTGGGAGCAATTACTCTCTTTAGTAGTTGCTTTTCTGATACATCAATCATATCAGCCTGTGAGCTGAATCCTGTTGCTGAATCTAGACCTACAAGACTAGGAGAGATAACTCTGTGTGCCGTCATAATCTGAGACTTTGCCTCTGACGTCAAGAAATCCCATTGTTTGTGAACTGAATCATTCACAGGGAATGGAGTGATTGATATCTCAACATCTTGGCCATTAAAGCTGATAATGAAGTTGGAAGCATTGCTTGAAGTCGTTAATTTACGCTTTACCTGAGCCTCAAACTCTCTTTTTTCCTCATCTGTGTAATTGTCTCCGTTTGGTATGTTAATAATATACCCTGCAGATAGTCCATTCTTAATAGAAGACACATTCATATTAGAAATCTCCTCTTCCATCTCAGCATATTGCAACCCTGATGCATAGCAAGGTGTACCGAAGTACTCATCTCCTATTGAGTAAGGCTTTGCAACATATATTGATGTTCCTGCTTTACCATCTCCAAAAGCCTTGAATGCTTTAGGTGTATTTTTCTCTTTCTTGATATCTTTCCAATCTCTAGAGTACCAATAGTTTTTTATCTGTCCGTTCTCATCTGCAATACTAGGAGCAATCATCTGCTTTGGCAAATGAGTCAATGAATGCAATGAGCCATCTCTATTCTCAACCACTTGGAATGAAAACTCTCCAAATACTTGATAATCTGTAACCATATTCCTCAACTCTCTAGGTCTTAATATAGAGTGTAAAGACGCCCAATCGTTAACAACTGAATCGCTAATTTTATTAGTGAATCCTAGACCTTTACCATAAATAAGGGTAGAATAACTTCTGTTGATACTAGCATTTGTTGGAGAGCCGTTATTTCTGTCAATAATATACTGATAAAACGACTGATTTTCCCCGTTTAAAACCCAATCCTTTGACTTGTGTTCAACCACATCAGGTCTCACATAGCTTGATAATGTAATTAGTTTAATATCCATTAGTAATAGAATTTATCTTTTGTTAATTGATACTCTTGAGTATCTTGATTTGTTGCAATCATTATACCTCTGTAAATTACTTCATTTGTGTCATTATCACTTAGGGTAATTTGGTATCTTGTCTCCTCAATGCAAGTCAATGAGAAGTCAAATGATAATTTATTCCCAATCTTCCTGTATTTTGAAGGCTCAGTCAACTCAACACCTGTAGTGGTATCCTTTATAACAACCTTTACATAATTGCAAGGGTAAAATCTAGGTACAACCTTTAAAGTGTGGTCTGTGTCTGATGGGTTAATTATCATAATTCTGTCTTATATAGATTAAACGTAAAAAGGGTGTTTTATGTTACAAAAAAAACCCTCACAAATTAATGCAAGGGTTTCCAAACCAAAAAAACTAAACTAAAATCTATTGAACAACTGCTTCAAATGCAGTAATTGTTGATGCATCTAGTAAAGGAGCTAAATCTTTTGTAGTTGATACACCTGTTAAAGTGTATAAATTTCCGTCTGATTTTGCGCCACCACTTGAAGCAACAATAGTGAAGTCAATTCCGTCATCAAGACCTAAAGCGATGTAGTTTCCATTTCTGTCAACAACAACCGCCTGAGGATATCCTGAAGCTAATAAATTGAACTGAGCATTTGTTGCTGCATCCATTTTCTTGAGTACTATTGTAAGGGTTTGAGTGTTAACTCTGCTTCCTGTATTTCTATCTCCTACCATTGATTGCTCTAATGTGTTACCATCTCCTTCAAGTGGGAACGCATAAGCCTCAGTTAGAAGCACATTCATTGCAGTTGCTTCTCCATCAACAATAGTGAAGGCATCTGAAATGTCGTTATATAGAAATAGCATTGAAGTCCCTCCCAATCCGTCCTTACATACTGCAGAACGTCCTATGTTGATATCACAAGCCATAAAATTATATTGTATTAAATTAAAAAATAAAGGGGAGCAGTTAAACTCCCCTCTTAAAAATTGTTATTATGCTGTTGTAGATAATAACCAAACAATCTCATTCCCGTAAGAATATCCAACTGCTCCTCCAAATACTGACTTGTAAAGAACGTTTCCGCTGAAATCAACCTCATCCATATCTTTGATACGAATTGAATCAGAATCATTAGCAAGTCCAAGACCTAGAGTGATGTTCTCTTTTTGGAAAATCACGATAGTGTTATCAGGAAGACCATTCACAACTTGAATTGTGTAACGACCATAAACAAGACCTGTGTTAGCATCTCCACCTAATCCGTTGGCTGCTCCGTTAGCAATAAGTAACTTTGTGTAAGCATCTGCCACGTCAGGAGATACGATAAAGTTAACTGCTTTACGTCTTAAAGAGTAAGGCATTGCTGCTGTCGCTGCATCAAAAGCTGATAATACATTTGTTGAGTCGATTGCTGCTCCAATAGCTGTGATACCATTGTTAGCTTTGATAACGTCTCCATCTGCTGCGAATTGAGTGA